GATCGGTACGGTTACCGTCTCCAGTTGTCAAATTGAACGTATCGCGAAACACCTCGTCCTTGACTTCTACACCGCCCGCAACCGCAAGTCCGGTTACTGGGTCGATATCTGAGATGATTAGGGATGAGATCCCGTATGCATATTTTTTAACTGCCATGATTATTCAGATTTTTCGGTTAATACTTTTCTTCGGGCTTCGATCGCCGTGTGAACGCCCTTGCGGTCGCCACCTTCTTTTTCCGCCTTGGCGAAAGCGTCAAGCTCCTCTGAGGTATTTACACCTTCAAGGGATTTGCCCACTTCACCTACGTTGCCGTCAAGGATGCTCTTTTCAGTCTCAGCATCGGTTCCTGCATCTTCATCAGCTGCTGCCGCATCTTTCTTGGCCAGTTCCTCAATGACTTCCTTCACCTTTTTAGGATCCGCTTTGTCTGTAGCGCCATCAACTTCGGTCGCAGTAGAATTCTCGTCACCTACAACTTCAAGATCTTGATTAAGCCGCTCGGCAATGAGTTCATTTACGATGGCCACATCTTCAATCCCTTCCACATCGATCTCCAGTTCCCTGGCGTAAGCGTATCGGGATTCGATCTCGGCACTTTCCAAAGCTTCCCTATCCAGGTCAACGCCGTTATGCGCGATATGATCCGGCACTTTCACGCTGTCGTCCTTATTGATGGTCTTCACTTTTTTGTCCTGTAGGCGCTGCGCGTGGGCATCTGCCTGGTGCAGTTCTGTGAATGCCTGACCGTCTGCAGTGATGTGCACCGCGTCAAGCTTTGAATTTCTGGCGAAGACGTGCTTCGCTATTTCTTGTCTGTTCATAATTTGATTTTTGGTTTCAGTATCATAATTGCTATATAGCAGGCTCCCAGAAGGAGAAGTGCGCCGCCTATCCAAGCCAGCGTCTTAATGTACCAGGGCACAAACTTCACCGGCACTTCCACAACGGTGTCTTTTTGCTCCAAACGGTTCCGCAAGGTCGTGATGGTTTTCTCCTGCAGCTGTATGACCTGCTCCAGGCTATCGGTCTTGCAGTCCACAAAGAGCTCCTCATCCATGACAAAAACAGAGGCTTCAGTACGCCCGGAAGGCGATTTCTTGCTCAGCTTCTTTTCTGTCAGGTCAGCCAGCAGCACGCGGAACTTCACCGCATCGCCAGGTATCTTGATCAAGGTGTCGCGCGGTGTTACCGTGACCACAGTGGTCGTGGTGTCGCGCACGGTGATGGTTTCCTGCGTGGTGATCTTTGCAGACCGGCACGAGGCCAGGGAAAATGCAACAAGTAAGAGCGTTAATGTTCTCATATCAGTTTCAGTTGAAAATGCATTCCGTCTTTTCGGGTCCAGTTTCCGCCCCAGTCAAAGCCTTCATCGGTGAAACATTTCACCAGTTCGGCACTCATCTGCGGTTCTTTTCCCAGTCCGTTCCAGGCAGCGTTGATGTCTATCGCAACGCCAAAGCTGTGCAGCGACCAACTCTTACCACCGCGCACCAGGCGAATGTTGAAACAACCATCATAGGTCATTACTTCATCCTGAAGGCAACCGGTAATAATGTTAATGAACGCCTGCTCCAGTGGCGCGACCATATCGCGGTTGCAGTAGATCTTGTTAGGGATCACGGGCAGCTCGCGGTTGATCCAGTCTGGCACATCCCACAGCGTCATGTGCTTGCGCTCCATGGCCACCGTTGGTTCACCGTACTTGTGTATGCAATCGCTACTTCCTATCATAATGCTGCTTTATTCCCCCTTGTGGGGCCAGGGGGATTACCCTGCACTGGTATTACTGTTATTGCCTTTGAACTCGTTCATCCGCTTATAGTTCAACTCGCTGATTGTTTTCCTGGGGATGTCCCCGATCTCTTTTTTCAGTTCGTTATAGAATTCTTTGTGCTGCACGACGTCCCTTTCCCTGATATCGATCAGGCGCTGGTTGGTCAGGTTTTGCTCGGTCACGAGCGTCACAAAATTGGCGCTCATTTTCTTGCTCTCTTCTTTCCACTCCTTGCTGTTCTCGTCACTTTTTTTAAGCAGGTACCACACCAGAAATCCCATTGCCATAAGCCCTATCCCCGCCAGACCGTAGTCCAGTAACCGGGTCGCGCCCTGTTCAATTTGTAATGCGATCAATGTCATGAGTTTGGGGTTAAGATCCCCCCGGCCCCCGAAGGGGGAGTTTCCAATCTTGCCGGTTACAGGCGTTGCTTGGAGTTCCCCCTTCGGGGGCTAGGGGGAGGGAATTATTATACTGTTTTGGCTTGCTTCAACAATGCTATACCGCCATAATCTGCTCTTCTTGCACGGCCACCGGCACGTACCAAAAAGGAGTAGATATCACTGTAGTACACTGGGTTGGAAAGATCTTGGAAAGCGCGTGCGCCACCCATTGCAAACTCCACCGCTTCGGTGTACCAGAATAGGCTGGCCTCATCGTCTGTGGTAGTTCCCGCTGAACCTGGTGCAAGGATATCACCTGCCGCATTCAAACGTGCCACGGTGCTACGGCTCCAGATGTTCCATCCATGTACCTTGTAGATAAGACCCATTCGGCGCTCCTCTTCGGTTACATTCTGCATGTATGTGGCCGTGATGATGTCATTTACGGGGAACATTTGCGCTTCCATTTCTGGCGTGAGCAATGCGTTCATTTTGCCATTGAACCAGCGTTTTTGCGTGCGGAACATGGTCTGCATCCGTTGCAGGTCATTACGGCTTGCGCCTTTACGCTGTCCGGTTGCACCTTCGGCAGAAGCGGCAACATTAGGACCAGTGGTTTCCAGTATTCTGGAAGCTGGCAATACCTGTGCACCGTAGCCCAAAGATGCGGGAGAGCTCAACCAGTTGATGATCGTTTCCTCGGCCACAACTTCCTTGAGTTTGTCCATGTCCTCGCCAAGAACGCTATTGCGCTTGTCATAGGAAAGTTCGTGCGTGTCTGCATCCGGGATACGTACGGGATCTGTGGTATACTCGTCAAGCAAGTAGATCACGTCAGTATCTTGACGCACCCTGATAGCTGCTGGCAGTACAGCGCGGTTTTTCACAACATTACCGGAACCTCCAGATTGAGGGATATGCACGATCTTGGAGTCGATCACATTGGCGTCTGCACTGTGGGAAAGCCGCAGGAAACTATTATCCTTGAACAACTCTTCCTCGATGTGGTTCTGCCAGATCTCCACCTGTATCGCCATAAAGGCCATGCCCTTCGGCATAAAGCTCAGCGCTGTACCGGTCACGGCACCCACGGCAAGCGATACTCCTGCCAAGGCCAATGATGGCCCCATTAACAATGCGCCCAGCGCAAAGATTACAAGTGCGTTGAAGATCAACGACTTCATTTTTAGATTTCTCATTATAATTCGGGTTTTGATTGATGAATGAATGATTGGGTGAACCGGGTGATTAGGCCGGGGTTGTATTTAGTATTCCTTATTCCACTTTTCCTTGAACTTCAACTTGAAGCCCTCGATGTTGTCTTCCTTGAGCTTCTCCAACTTGCCGGATTTGTCCAGTTCGTCATAACTGAGCTTCATAAGGGCATCGGCCATGTGCTCATTACCTCCAGTTTTGATCTGAGAAGCAACCGTAGGATTGGCTTTCAATCCGTCCAAATAGGACTTGGTGCTGTCAAAATCGCCCTGAGCAAGCTTGACCATCGTTTCCTTCTGATCTGCGGTGATCTTTCGATCCTCCACGGCTTTGTCCACAAGGGCAACGATCGTTGCGGTTTTACTCGCTACTTCGGTTTCTGCCAGTTTTATCTCAGCAGCTTCTTTTTGCTCCTTTAGAGTGATGAGCTCGCCCTTTTGAGTTTCGGTAAGGGTGATAAGCTCCTGTACCGCAGCATGTGCTTTTGTGGCGTCATCGCCTTCGGCAAGTTTCAAGAGCCCTATGGTTGGCTCGCTTAATTCAATCTTTTTCATATCGTTTTTTGATTTAGATTCGGATGTTTGAAATTCTGTGTTTTTAAATTCTGCAAGGGTGATGATCTCGTCCTGATCATTGTAGAGGACTACGCCCACGCTTTCGTGATTGCTTCCCATGTCGCAGATACTTGCTTCTTTAAGAATGGAGCGTTCCAGCCATTTTTCCCCGCCAGTTTCTGTGAACTGCAAAGGTTTAAGACCTGCACTGGCCGCTTTGATGCTACCATTTTCGACCTTCTTATAAATGCGCATTGCGAATTCATCTTCATCGTCAAAAACAGGCACGCCGGTCACTTTGCCATCTTTCAGCTCAATGTCTTCCCAATAACCAAGTGGCAGGATCTCATCCTTACTTAATCCCTTGGGACGCTGATGCATCCATAATAGGAGCGGGTTGAGTTTGAAGTGGGAAAGTTCTACGCCAGTAGTCCGGACGCGGAAACCATTACCGTTAGTAACTTCTGTGTTGATGGGAAAGCGTTTGGTGCTCTTAATCATCGAATTGTTTGGTTTAATACAGGGCAAATATGCCTAGATGTCAGCCGAACTAAAAATCGTAAAACCCTATGCATAGGGTAAAGTGGGTGTTATGCATGGCGTATTGGCATGTATAGAAATACTAGATTTCATTTTCCGCGGGGATCGCGCCACTTTTGAGGCATGAAAAAAGAAACCATCCAGCGCAAGAAGGAGTATGCAAAGCTTCTTTTCACCACTCAGGGCGTGACCGTACAGAAAGAACTGGCCGAGCGCGTGGGCGTTTCTGCGGTGACCATGAACAAATGGGTGCATGAGGAAGGCTGGGAAAGTCTGCGTGCAAGCGTGATACTCACCAAAGAAAATGAGCTGCACCGCTTCTATATGCAGGTGACCGAGCTGAACGATTATATACAATTGAAGGAAGTGGGCCATCGCTTTGCAAATTCCAAAGAGGCCGATACGCTGGTGAAACTCTCCGGAGCGATACGCCAACTAGAGACAGACACCAGCGTCGCCGATACCATCGAGGTACTGAAAAACTTCATCCACCACATTAGGGAGGACGATTACGCCAAGGCCAAAGAAGTGACCAGGCTGGGCGATGTGTTTATCAAAAGCATCATTAAATGATCAGGAAACCAGCAGATAGACGTGCGGAAATAGACTGGGACGAGTTTGTCCAGAACATGAACCGCGACGCTCCAGTGGAGCGCAACGAGACCGAAAGGGAGAAGCGCAAGCGCGTGGAAGAAATGGAGGGCAACCATGAGGCCTGGTTTAAATATTACTTTTCCAACTTCTACACTTCAGAACCGGCACGCTTTCACCTGCGCTCCACTAAGCGCATCATGAACAATCCAGAATGGTATGAGGTGCGTGCCTGGTCACGTGAGCTTTCCAAATCTGGCCTTACCATGATGGAAGTGCTCAAACTGGTCCTTACCGGTCAGAAGAGCAACGTGGTGCTCACCAGTAATTCAAAGGACAATGCCGAGCGGCTTTTACGCCCCTATAAGACTATTTTAGAGAAGAATAACCGAATCATCAATGATTATGGTCCACAGGAAAAGCACGGCAGCTGGGCAGATAGTGAATTCATAACGCGCAAGGGCGTTTCCTTCCGCGCCATCGGTGCCGGGCAATCTCCACGGGGTACGCGTAACGATGCCAAACGGCCGGATGTGCTGCTCGTGGATGACTTTGATACCGATGAGGATTGCCGGAACCCGGACACGGTAGATAAAAAATGGGGCTGGCTCGAGCGGGCATTTTATGCCACGCGTTCCATTTCCGATCCGCTGCTGGTGATCTTCTGTGGTAACATCATTGCCGAGCACTGCTGTATCAAAAATGCGATGAAGATCGCAGATAAGGCCGAGGTGATCAATATTAGGGATGACAACGGTAAATCCACATGGCCGGAAAAGAACACCGAGGAAATGATCGACCGTACCCTCAGCAAGATCTCCTATATCTCCGCTCAGGGCGAATACTACAATAACCCGATCACCAAAGGGAAGGTTTTTGAAAAGCTGCACTACAAGCGCATCCAGCCCTTGCACCATTACCGGTTCTTGGTGGCGTATACAGATCCATCCTACAAGGGTGGGAAAAAGAATGACTATAAAGCGACCGCACTCGTTGGCCGTTTCAAAGACGAATATCACGTGATCAAGGTGTATTGCGCGCAAACGAGTACCGCAGATATGCTGGACTGGCAATATAATATCATGAAGGAAGTGGCGGGGCGCGTGCCGGTGTATTTCTATATCGAGTGGCCAAGTATTGACGATTCGCTCAAGCTTGAAATGATGAAGGCAAACGAGCGTCACAAGATCACCCTGCCGCTGAAAGCTGATGAACGTGTAAAGCTTGAGAAGTTCTTCAGGATAGAATCATTGCTGGAACCGCTCAACCGTGGTGAAAAGCTCTGGTTCAATGAAAAGCTGAAGACCAGCGACCACATGAAAGCGATGGAAGATCAGTTCCTGGCACTTTCGCCCACCAGCCGGGCACACGATGATGGCCCCGATGCAGTGGAAGGTGCGGTGTATAAAATTAACAGCAAAGTGGGCAGCGATAGCTCCCAGATACAAACCTACGGCGGTGGCCGCAAAAACTCAAAACGATGGTAATACCACAAGATTTTAAAACGCACCTCTATGCGGAAATAATAGACGCCATTGACCGGGAGGACGACGAGATCCTGCAAGACGCGATCGCATCTGCAGAAGCCGAGGCGATGGGCTATTTATCCCGCTATGATACTGATGTGCTCTTTGCCCGTGAAGATGAGGCCCGCGACCCGCTGCTCATGCAAAGGGTGAAGGACATTGCGGTGTGGCATTTTATAACCCTTGCCAATCCCGATACCAATATGCAGCTGCGCAAGACGCGTTACGATGAAGCGATTGCCTGGTTAAAGGATATTCAAAAAGGGCAGGTGATCATGAAGAGCTGGCCACTTCCGTTAATTGAAGATTATGTACAGGGCAGCTGGAACGTGAGCAGCAGACCAAGACGGGAAACAAATTGGTAGCGCCAAAAACCATACAAATATACTATGACCCTATTCTGGGTGCGCGGTATATTTTCGAGCCGCCCATTTACGATCGCAAAGACCGGCGGGCAATAAAACGCATTTTAAACAAGCTTTAAACCCCATTCAAATGGCAGTAAAAAGAAAAATATCCTTCGGCACAGAGGCCAAAGTCAAAAAGCCCGGTGGCGCACCTCCCACGATCATAAACAATAAGATCGAGGTTCGGCCAGTAAACCGTACCACGCAGGACGTCCCAAAATGGCGTAATGCGATCAAGAGTTTTGAAGGGCTGATTTCGCACCGTTCACTCTTGTATGATCTGTATAAAGATGTGGAACTGGACACGCACGTGACCGCCGTGGTGGGCAAACGTGTGGATCCCATCAAGGCGGCCAACTGGCAATTTGTGGATTATGACGGGCAACCGGTAGATGAGATCAATGATGTGATAGATAGTCTGGGTTTTGATGATCTCCTGGAAGAAATCATTAAAAGCAAGCTTTGGGGCTATTCTATACTGGAGCCGGTATTCTGGCAGGATCAGGACGGCGGGCACGAGATGCATACTGAATTGATCAAGCGTAAGCATTACCGTCCCGAGCTTGGCATTGTTGCCGAGCGTGAGATGGGTGATGAAGGGATCAACATCCGTGAGGGCGTCTATGCGCGTACGATCATGGAAGTGGGCGATGCCGAAGACATGGGGCTTTACGCCAAGGTGGCGCTCTGGGCAATTCTTAAACGCGGCGGTTCTGGTGACTGGGCAGCATTTATACAGACCTTCGGCCAGCCTTTCCTGGATGCGATGTGGGATGGCTTTGACGATGAGCAGCGACTTTTACTCCAACGCGCGCTAAGGGATGTCGGTGCGGGTGCACAGATCATCCGTCCCTCAGGTACGGAGTTGAACATTATTGAAAACAATACAAGCGGCACGAGTACGGCGCATAACGGGTTTCTAGATTTCTGTAACAACGAGATCTCAAAAGGGATCATCGGTACCACCGAAACCACCGAAAGTTCAAAGGGCAGTTCTGGTTATGCTCAGAGCAAAACGCACCTGCAGCAGGATCAGACCAAGAGCCAGAATGATATGGCTTTTGTGCGCAAGGTGCTTAATAGTCGGTTTATCCGGATACTGCAGAGCGCTGGTTTCAATACTATGCGCGGGCGGTTCATCATTCAGGGTGAAGATGAAAAACTGACCAAAGCGGAAAGTTTTAAGATTCATTCTGAACTGGTTGCAAAACACAATTTGCCGGTGGATGATGATTTCTGGTATGAAACCTATGATCTGCCCAAGCCTGAAAATTATGATCAGCTGAAAAAGGAGATGGATGCGAAAAAAGAAGAAATTCCCGAATCGAATGTAAAGCCTCCAAAATCTGCATCGGCCAAGAAAATAGAAGACGAGAAAGAAGATACCAAACTCTTTGACCGTTTTAAGTCTTTTTTCGTCTCAGCCCCTCAACTCCAGGCGGGGGTGAGGGGCGCTGGAGCAATCCACACGATAACGCTGAGTGATGAAGATAATTATTATAGGGAGCTGTGGGATCGCGGGGAAGCTGGCTTTAGCGCATCCAGATTTATTGCAAGCGCACAGCGACTCAATGACGGTTTCAAGTCCGGATGGGACAAACGTAGGGATGTCCAGCTCGCAGATGGAATCGGATTTGAGTATGGAGTCGATGATCCGGCACTTCTCGCAAGTTACGAGCAGAACCTATTTAGATTCAGCGGAGCTAAAACTTTGGCCGAAGCTGCCAGACTTAATCAGCTGTTCAGGGAATCTTCGAGCTTTGAGGAATTCTATCAGAAAGCCCGGGCGGTGGTCGAGACGTACAGACAACATTATGCAGAGACCGAATACGTCAGCGCACGCCTTGCGGGTGAGAGCGCGGCGACCTACCAGCGCTTGATCAAACAGACCGACACTTTCCCGTACTGGAAATATGTGACTGCAGGTGATGATCTGGTGCGCAGGGAGCATGCCGCGCTTGAGGGGATGATCTTAAGGTGGGACGATTCGCGCTGGGATAAACTGTTCCCGCCAAATGGCTGGAACTGCCGCTGCTACATTGTGCCGGTCATGGCCTATGAAGTGGATGCCGTACAGCTTGCCAAAGACCAGGCACGTGCAGACACCTACATCAACTCCCCAAAATTTGAACAGGTGAAGCGCAGCGGCTGGGGCAGCAACCGTGGTAAAACGGGTGCCGTCTTTGCCGAAAATCAAATGTACCTGAAGGGAACCGCCACGGCCACCAACCGTGAACTCCTACAACTGGGCGCGGCCGACTTTAACCGCCCCACCGCAAAGGCAATGTACGACGCGGCCACTGCACAGCTGCCGGAGCAGGAACCGGTAAAGGGATTTTATGAGGGACTGGAAAGCCTGGACAACGAGAAGATCCTGCGCGACTATAACAACCGGCCGCTGCTGGTACCGGCGCAAGTTCTGGGAAGCGGTACCGCTGCACTGCAGGCGCTGTTGCACAGCCTGCTAGATTCTGACGAAGTGTGGCTGGGTGGCAATGCCATGATGCAATACACTTATCTGAAAATGTACCAGAACCGCGGCATCGCTGCCATTGTTGAACTCGTAAACGGTAAGCTGCAGCTGCGCCAGTGGAAGTCACTGGGCGATGCCGGTGCTGTGGAAAAAGTGAGGAAAGGATTATTGATAAAAAGCTAGGGGGATGGCAGATTATAGCCAACAAATAAATGCATGGTTCTCAAACTTTGAACGTCGCTTTGACAGCCGCGTCCCCACGATCGTGGCCGAAACTGCTACGGAGTTTTACAAGGAACGATTCAGGACACAGGAATGGGATAAATCGCCTTGGAAGCCATTAAAACCGTCCTACGCGGCCAAAAAATCACGCGGGGCAGGTAGGATCTTGACGCGTACCGGTCAGCTTTCGGCAAGCATTCGCCCCAGTGTGACCACAGCAGCGCGGGTGGTGATTTCCGCAGGAAGCAGCAGCGTGCCGTATGCACGGGCGCACAATGAAGGGATGCGCATTCAAGGTGTAGCAAAGGTAAGCGGCTTTACGAACCGCAACTTTATGGGAAAAGGGAAGCCAGTACAGATCAAGGCGCATACACGTAAAATCAACTTCCAGATGCCACGCCGTCAATTCATGGGGCCATCGCGGTACCTGAATGCACGGTTGATCGAACGATTAACAAAAGGATTGAATTGAACCCACCCGAGTAAAAGTTCCCCCTTGGGGGGCTAGGGGGAAAAATGACTACTTATGAAACAATTATTTATAGCCGTCACGGCCAAACTTGAAGAAAGCGCGATGCGCTGGGTAGATGAGGATAAAGGGCAAATGAACTATAAAAATCCACCGGTGATATTCCCTGCAGCACTCGTGGAAATTGATATTCCTACAATTGAGACCCTATCCCGAAAGGCTCAAAATATGGAACCCACCGTCACCGTACGTCTGTGCTTTGATTTTATGGGAAAGACCAGCAACGCCACGCCAAAAATCGCGCGTGACAAAAGCCTGCTCTATTATGACCAAGTGCAGGAAATATATGAACTGTTGCAGGGTTTTGAGGGTGTAAGCTTTAATGCGTTGGAACTGCGTAGCCTGATGCAGGAGAAACGCCCAGATGGTTATAAAGTGGTTGCGCTTCGGTTTGGTACCGAATTTCACGAGTTTGTTTAGGTGGTAAATGCTTAAATTGGGGTATGATTCACTACAAGTTTGTAAATAAAGATCCCGATGCTATTCGAGGCTTGCTCAGTAAGATTGGGAAGGTTCGTTTTGAAAAGAGCCTTGAAGCTCTAAATATTTCACGCCCCATGAAAGTCCAGAACTTCAAACTGGTAGATGCTGGGCGCGTATTCCATCTGGAATATAAAATGGGGCGGGATTACCACCGCGTTCTCATCTTAAAGTATAATGAAATTCCCAAAAAAGGTTGGGAAATAGAAGAGTACAGCGCGTAGATCAAGGCGTAAACATAATCCGACCAGACCAGTCGTAAAAGGGATAACGGCGGCGCAGCTCTGTGGTGCTCGTATTCTCAAATACGAGACGATCCACAAGTGCCAGTCGCGATTGAATGTGCTTAATAAGGGTATTTGGGGTGAGGTCAAATTCCTGATGAAGTGCCGAGAGACAATCATCATATCGCAGACGGCAGATGCTGGCGTGGTAATAATAGCGGTAGGCGATCTTATCTAGGGTGCGCCCTTTGTAGGTGCTGCGCTGCCCCATCTCGCCGTAGGAGTCCTTTAGGCTGGTCGCCACCACATTTTTATATAGTTTCTGCTCTCCATTTGCCATAGGTAACAAAAATAACGGCTTACACATTACTATGCAAGCCGTTGTTAGGATGATGTTAACAGGTTATTACCAATCGCTGGAGGCGGTTTCTGTCAAGCCTTGCTGCAAATCTGCCGCAAAATCATTAAAATAAGATTCAAGATCTTCCTTGGCGCGATCGCTTTTCAGCTTTTCATTTTTTCCGTAGATGCCCAGATCATCACCGCCCAAGCTCCACCCTGTCCAAACGAGGTGCAGTTCCTGTGATCCGTTGCTGCCATAGGTCGTAAGTTTGAAACTGGGCGCATCCATACGCATGCGGCCATCTTTGAAACGTAGGGTTACTGTATAATTCATATCAAAAACATGCATCCCATTACGGTGAATGGCGTTTTCTGAAAAACCGTTAATTGTGATCATTTCACCGTCCACTGTGCTCAGCGCTTCGTCTGGATTGCGGTAAAGGGTATGGAGGTAACGTAAGGCTGAACTGTAGGTCGCTTGCTGATCACCATGACCTTCAAGCACCACATAATCCTGTGAAGGATCTGCGGTACTCTGAAAGCCCTGCGGACTTAGAACAAAAACGGGTGATTGTGCCACTGCTGCGGCGGTAAACATAAGTAGGAGTATTAGTGTTTTCATAATTTCTAGCCTAGATTTAATCCTTTGGGTTTTACTGGTTTTGTGACAAAACTACCAGATGATTTTTTCTCGGGTACAAAAGCAGAACTCATAGCATAAGATCCCGAAGTGCGTGTTTTCAAATATGTATATATAAACCCTCCATAAACACGCTGACATAAAACATCTACGTTATGATCGTTTTCAATCTTTGTTATTTCGTTTAACTCTAATTCTTCAATTTCTTTCATTTGATTTTATAATTTTGATTAAATTTATTGCTTTCAATATACAAATTTTTCATCATGCAAAAAGAATGGATCGATCTAGAGGATCAAACTCCCGATGAACTGGGTATTTACAAAGTAGGTATTCAAGGTTTAGGTGCGGAGTCCATCCAACGTCAGGCGCTTGCCAATTGGGGCGGGAATGAATTCACACTTAACAACGAAGATCTCAAAGACGATGAGTACGTGGCCAAATGGAAAACGGGCAGGATCAAGGAGCAATTTTACAAATAGACTTTAAAGTGAGGGACATCCGTGTCCCTCTGTGAATATTTGCCGCACTGGGCTTATCTCAATCTGTTATTAAAAGATTATTAGTAGTAATTAATCCCACTTGCTGCTGCGAATGCATTGAGCGCATTTACGGTGCCCTCGGTCTGTGGTACCACTTTTATAAACTGGCCGTGGCACACATCTATCTCGCCCCACATGCCATCGCTGATGCGGTCGCCATACAACCAGATCTCGTCAAACGCCCCGCTCCTCAATACCGCTTTACCATTGCTAAGCCCTTTTGCGCGCTGCGCTGGGTTGTCATCGTCAAGGGCGATGCAGTCTACGAAATACGGCACCAAAGGCACGATTTCTGGCTGCTCCAGGTTGATTTTACGAACGATGGCGATGATCTTTTCTAAGTTGGCCGTGACGTCTCCGCCTGTTGGGTGTGCGATGTAGACTATTTTCCCCCTAACTGTGTCTTCCTCTCGTCGTACCTCCTCGTCGGAGACAATAGGGGGAACGCTTACTGCGCGGTAACCAAGAACTGGCACTATTTTTTGCAGGGCCTCTCTTGTTATCGGTTTGCAATTGACTTCCTCAATAGTGAGGTCAACATCTATGAGCTTATCATCTTCATAGGTGAATTCAACTTCTAGGTCGCCATTTTCATATCTATTGGTGTGGTATTGATCGTGGTCGTAGGACTCAACATGTTCAAATCCTAATGCTGTGATTTCTGATTCAGTCATAATTTAAATGGAGTTTAAAGGGTGTTTAATTGGGCTTTGAGCAGCAGCATGAGCCAGAACATTATTGCAATCACGCAGCAGATCACTACTGCGGTCACAAAGCCACTGCGGAAGGCTTTTGCGGTTTTATCTTTTATTTCTTCCATCCTATTGATTTTGATATTTCAGGTGTAAAACCTCCTACTTCTTGCCAGCGTTCAAAAAGCCTTGAATTGATGGCTTACTCTTTTTCATTCTCACCAGATCTTAAAAATCGGTGCCATTTGCAGAGTTGATATCGGTCTGCAGCTTCTACTTGTTCTAGTGTTGGGTATTCCATAAATGATTCTATTTAGGTTGATTATTGTCCTTTTTTACCTGTTTTTCGGCTTCTTTTATTCGTTTTTTAGCGGCCTTTACATTGTTGCTGTTGTCTTCATTGGCCTTGGCTCGCACCACAAACTCCATACGTCGCTCTGCGCTGCGCTGCTGGCCGGAGAATGCCGTCTTGGCCTGCACATGATCCTGGTACGATTGTTCTGAAGCCGTGGTAAGGCGCTCATCGTAATAATTGCCGAACCACTTCATTACCGTGGCGGTGTGCAGGCGATCCATGATCCCGGAGTACTCACCGTTCTTTGCCCTGGCGAATACCAGATTGATATCGGCAATATTGAGACTGCGGTACTTGTCGCAGATCCGGAAGGCGAGATCATCGATCTGGTGTTCCTTCCATGGTTTTTTGAGGTCGAGGATGTTATTGAGGTCGATGAGCCACAGTTTGATATAGGCTTCCACGACGCGTTCCCCCAGATGGCGTACCAGTGCGCCCATTTTTGGTGCGCCGCTGTTCATGGCCTTGGTTACGGTAGAACAGCTGCGGAAATCGCGCATTGCCTGATTAGGTGCGTAGGTCGTCAATAACGCGCTTGAGGTAATCGTCGCTAATCCCGTTTGTTCCTGTTTTGCTAAGTTTTTTGACATTGCTTATGATTTTGTTCATTTGGCCCTCGATGTAGGTGAGGTCTGTATTTTTCTGGTGGAAGTCGTCCAGGTGCTTCCAGTTGCCCAGGATCACCCGCCACAGTTCCAGCGCTTCCTCTTCCGTTCCGGAAACCTTCTTGAGGTAGGTGATGATGCTCTTGATGGCATTGCCGTCCTTTTTGGCAAACTTGGGTGCGATCTCCTTGTAATCCTCATAGAAATTGAACCAGGCATCGGTGAAGTGGGTGAAGGTGCTTTTTTTCTTGGTTATGGCGGTGTAGGTAAAGTGCCTCTTAAATTGTGCGCGGTAGGTATCCATTTCAGCTTCCATTAGCGGGATGATTATGCCAAAGCGATCCAGTGCGGTTCCTGTGAGCTTACCCGAAAGGACTTCCACACGGAAAAACTTACCGCCTCGAAAACTTACCTTCAATTTCAAATTGTCCTTTTCTCGATATATGGTGTAGTGGGTTGTCATTCTAAATGGCTTTTTCGGTTTTCCACTTTTTCTAAGTGGTGTTTAATGCATGCGAGGTGGGAATCGGTTAGGCTGCGCTTATGGTTCACGGCGAAGGCTTCCAATAATCCCTCTGCTTCTCCCAGTTCTCTGTTAAGTGCAAGGATCTCTAATTGTTCTGGTGTCATAGGTTGAAAGTTAGTAGGGATTGTTTCCATCGTAAGTCACTTTAATTTCATCTGGAGCAACTTCATCGGTCCAGATTATTTTCATTCCCCAACAACTTGTTGCTGGTCCCGGAGCATACATCAGCTCTGATGAAAAATACCTGTTAAGAGGCATCTTTAATGATGAATGAAGCATCACATAATCAGGATAAATGCCTTGGTGAATCCTACCTGCGTTGCAGTATTGTATCCATATATCATTTAGTGTTTTCATCTACAATCGGTTTCTGGTTCGGTTAAATCTTTACCGCAGACACGGCAAAATATTACTGTGGTCTCACAGGTTACGCATATAGAATGCACCCTGATGAATTGCATTTCTTTAGGATGCTCACATATTTTCTCGAAGGGTGTTCCCCCTTCGGGGGCTAGGGGGATCATTTGTACAATCCTTTTAAAATTCCTTCCAAAGCAACAATCACTTTACTCACTTCCTCGCTTTCCATTTTCATGAGCGGCTTTTTCACCGGGCTTTTATCGCTCTGCAACCACGCGCCCAGACGGGCAACGTCAGCGACTTCTCCAAATTTGGGATGTGGCGTTACCCAGCGCACTTGCCGCAGCAGGCTCAAGATGTTGCGGTGCTTGCCGTTGCTGTTGTCAAACTTGCCCCAGCTGCTGGCCATATCTGCCACGTGCATGGGGACGGTCTTCACACCCAGCTTCCGCAGGATCATGTTTGCCTGGGCATAGGAGAGGTCGTTGCAGCTTATCTTGTCATTGTCGCCGGTGGCCCACTGTACAAATTCTTCCTTTATGTCGCGGTTGGGCGCGTTGACGTGAATGAGCTGCTTTTGTTTTTTATTGGCCCGGTCGTGGGCGGGGATAGTGAGGGTTACTGTTTTCATAAATAACGGTTTTTACTATTCGTATTCTTCGATGTAGTCTGCAATGGTCTGGGCGATGTTCTGTTTTACTTCCTCATTGGTGAACATTCGGCCTTTGTAAATGTTCGCCTCATAGCGGCTGGTGATCCCCAAAATGCCTACGCCCATGGTTGCCCTGATCTTTGAACCCATCCAGGTGGGATCTCCATAAACACCCTGCAGGATAAAGCGTGTGCTGATCTTTAACTTTCCATCTTTCTCAATGAAAGTGTAGCTGTAGTCCTGGCTGAGTTCCTTTGGTCGATTTCGGGATGTTTCGGCGAAGCCAAAAAAGGTGGATACTGACATACTGATCGTTTTAATTAATTGCATAGACATCATATTCCGCCTCCGTAATAGGCTCCCGCCGCTACCGCCAGTACTACGGCGGCAACGGAGAGCCATCTATAAAAAATAAATTGGCGTGGTTCATTCATGTGATTGCGGTTTTAGTCGCCATTGATCTGCAGTGCTCGGCAAAGAATTGCTGCTCTGCGGTGGTGAGCTCCTGATCGCAGATCCATTTACCGTCTGAGTTCATATAGACACATTTGCTGTTGACCCAGAAGGTGTCCGCTTGATTTCCTGATTCTATTTGTACTCCCATAATTATAAGCTTGAAAATTGAAGTGTTACATCTTGATATTTGCCTTTCTCATCACGTGCGTGAAGGCGGCAATACATAGAGCTGCCCACGACGCGCTGGCAATCTTCCAGCTTGTCAAAGACCTCTATGAGTTCAGCATCGCCCAGTTCGCGTACTTGGCGGCGGGCTTTACTGAGCAGCTTGGGATCGTACTCCTTTTTACTGCCCTTCATGAGCAAGCCGTCTATTAGGGAATACATACCCTTGTGGCGCTGCTCAAATTTGTTCTTGAAGATCTCCTTGATGTGCTGGATGTGCACGGTGGCTTCCTCGGTAAACTCAAAGCGCTCCTGGCGATCTACGGTAATCTTGACCGTGTCCTCCTCGTTTTTTATGGTGAAGCTCTTTACCTTTTTAGTCTCCCGACCGTTGAGCTCGTACATGCGGTCGTAGAGTTTATTGGCCTCGCGGATGCTGTATTCTTTCAACTCGGCCATTTCATTGTGCAAGCTTTTGAACTTGCTTGCAGAGTGCTGCAGGTAATTGTCCTTATCTGCAACGTACTCGCGGCGGGGCTTGTCTCTGGCAAGCTTTTCGGCTTTTTCGATTTCCTTTAACTCAGCCTTTAGCTGGTCTTTTCGGGACAGTGTGATTGTTTCTGTAGACATGATTAATCTTCTATTAAGGTGAATGTGATTTTGATACCGGCACCGCTGCGTTCTATCTGGAAGTCGTGGCGGTAAGAATCTGCGACTTCGGTGATGAGTGACATTTGGGTCTTGTCAATTGTTTCGCGGGTGTTCACTCTGGCATGATCTATAAGGCCGTCATCGTTGGTCTCTACTTTTGACGTATATGGCTCACTGAGTACTTTATCGAGAAAACGGTTGAACTCTTTTTCCTGTTCTTTCTGGGTTTCAATTGCTGTTGCATTCATAAGGTTTGATCTGTATTTATTAATATTAGAGTTAAGTATTGATTCTTCTTGCCAGCGCTGGCGTGCGAGATAGTCGCCCATCATGCGCTGTATGGCATAATTATCTGCTGTGGTCATGCGCCCATATCATTTTTAACCTGTTGCAGGGTGACCTCCAGATGCGCGGGGATCCAGTAGTCTGGATCTCGTGCCTCGTCGCCACTTACGCCTATATAGTCCTGGGCGTGAAATATCGCGGCACGCTCCATGTGCAGGCAGGTTTTTTGCGATGCGCTGAAGTAGGCGCGGGTGCGGCAATACCGCAGTGCATCTGTGAGCAGTAGGAAGCGGCGGGAAAGTTCTGTTCTAGTCATTGTCGTTATTGTTTAGCTGTGCGAAAAAGCAGAGGATGAAAAAAAGGGCAAAAAGGATGTCGTTATGAGTCATTTTCTGACGTTTTAAGCGGTTTTAATGCTGCGCGGAAAAGTGCTTTGCTATTGAATTTGTGAACGGCTCGCATATCTTCCCACCATAGTATCAGCATTTTCGTAGGCCCGATGGTCTGCTTATGGAAACCGTAGTCCTGCATGAAAAATGCCTCCAGTGGATCGAGCTGCGATTGAAACCAGTTGAACAGCGGTGCATTACTGAGCAGGGTTTGCAGCTGATCTTCGCTGTGGCTCTTTTTCTGGCACCATTCCAGCCAAAGGCTGAAAATGTTCATTTGGTACTCAAGAGGTGTCTGGCCTAGTGTCTTTTGTGCTGTGATTGTTCTCATAATATATCGTGGTATAATTTTGCGCCCTCTTCCCAGATGATGTAGGGCTTTGTTACGGTGCCGCGGCTGGTGCGGCTTTTGCTGAATGCCTTGAATCCCTGTACATGCACTTTCTGGTCTGCATGGTAGCGGATCTCGTCTGCCAGGTTTCCCTTTGGCTCGTTTCCCTTGGCGTGGGAGTTCCAGATGAATAGGTGCTTATCGCCAAATTCCTGATCAATGGCCCAGAAATCCTTTTTAGTGAGAAAGGTGTACTGCACGCTGTCTATAATGGTGATCTTGGCAGATTTTGGCCTTCTTATCTTCTCCAGCATATCTTCCATCGCCATTTTGTTTAGGATCTTAAAGTAGCCGCGGGGGCAGTCTGACATTTGGTTCTCTTCTATCGCCATCTGCATGCTTAGGCGTGCGCCCTCTTCAAGTGTGTTATATTGTACCTTTTCAAATTTTGTGAGCATCTTGGCCATTTGCATGAGCAGTGTGGTTTTACCTTCTCCCGTTTTCCCGTGGAAGAACCAGTGGCCGGTGCGCTCTGGCGTCCCTAATAGTTCTTTCCACTTTCCCTCCAGGGGGAAGACCTTGAATTTCTTTCTTAGCAGCTCGTCTACCGAAACTGCGCGTTTTGATTTTGGCATTTATGCTATAAGTTCTGCGGGTTGCTGCTGTGCTATGTGAATCTTTTTGATCTCCCGGCGTACGCGTCGCAGATCTCCGCCGCAGGTGTCATAAATGGTGATTTTATCGTCTTTATCGGTTACACCATTGGCCTCGCATATTGCCGCCACGTCCTTTTTGTTTATCGGGTTGAGCCGTATGATCTTGCGGCCTACGCGGCTGTAGAGTTCGTCATATCCCACTTTGCTGCGCTGTACGCCTTTTTCGATTCGCTTGCGCAGCGCATCCACACCGCTGAGGATGATACCCAGATGGCCCTCGTGGTCGTTGTAGAATTCCATGAAGAGATCAAGCTGCGGATCCTTCAGCTTATCGGCCTGATCAAGAATGAGAAGTGGCTGGTGCAGGCGCTTGATGGTGTCGTTGAATTTGGCCAGCAGCTCCTCTGTGGTTCCGTAAGGTTTTACGCCCATGGTGATAAGCAATTGCTTCACAAAACTCTTTTTGCTCCAGCTGGCCTTACATTCTATGTGAAGCACGTTATCATTGCGGCGGTCGTAATATTTGTAAGCGTTGCTCTTGCCCTTGCCGGCCTTATCGCTGATAAGCAATGCAAGTCCCTGCTTCTGGGCGCTGTTGCAAAAGTGGTATGCTTCCTTTAGATTGTCTGTGATGGCAATGTTCCAGTTAAGATCAATGCGAAGGTTGCCCTGAATACCGCGGAACATCTCATCGCTGATATGCTCATGGTTGCCGGCAATGATCTGACTGATTGTGCCAGGGCTTACCTGCGCCTGTGTGGCGACGCGCTTTTGGCTGGTTTTGCCAGACATCCACTTGATCTCTGCTACTATTGCGTTTTTGTGTTCTTGTGTCATGAGTTTACTGTATTGAGTTTAAGTATTCCTTTAAGAGCATCAGGCTTGTGCTGTTATCCCAAAGCTTAGCACCTATTTTTTTCTCCTTTTTCTCAAGGCGAGCGATTTCTTTGATGAGTTTGGTTTTTATAGGTTCTTTGGTCATGATTGTAGTTTTATTTAATGGCTCGTTGGAGTGCTGTTTTGCCTTGATTTATTGCTTCATCTACGTCTTTACATCCTTGATTTTCTTCAGGCTCCCATTCTATATATCCCATGTCGGACACGTGAAATCTCAATTGCTCTAGTTCTGATACCAGTTTTTGACAGGCTTCTAATAATTCAGGAGCAGTGGCCATTAACTGACCATCTGTTTTGGCTTGATCATATTCTTCTTTCTGATTTTTTTTAGAGTCCCATATTTCACATAGTTGCTTTCCTTTTATGCTAGTGGCAACTGTCAGATTTCCGCACTGAAAGTTGTCTTCAGGTCTAAATAGATGCATTAGCTGCCATGTTCCTTTAGTTGCTTTAGATTTCATGTCTTAAAGTTTATTCAACCAGCTTCCGGCTTCACTTTCGGCAAGGGCGCGCAGCTTTTTCGGGGTGCGGCCTCTGTATTTGAGTTCCAGTTCCTGATCTTCGATTAATGTTTCTTCATCTATTCCGGTACGGTTCCGCAGGGCTTCCAGCTCGGCTTCCATGCGCTCCAGTTCCGTATCGCGGGTGCTCACCATTTTATGCATGCGGCCGCGGTCTTGATCGTCCATAAGTGCGGGGATGCCTTTGACAGCTTTGACCGGCTGGGCGTCTGCGATGTACTTACTGCTGCCATCTGGCAAGCGCAGGTAGAGGCGCACATAATTGTCCATCTGGTCAGGATCGTATTGTACAAAGAACTTGCTGCCGGTATATTTATCGCGGAAATCAAGGTCTGGGCGACCGTCTGCATCATAGACCTCATAATGGTATTTGGTCTTGGTGATCGTGGGCGTGATGCCATCGCGGTTGTAGGTGATGGCGTCCTTACTGGTGACCCAGAACAATTGCATCATATCTAGCATGCCAATGGTATCAAGCTTGTAGGTCTGCTCGTGGCTGTATACCAGGTCACGCGTTTCGGTGGCGAATTTGGGGTGCGCCTGTGCGTTCCATTTTTCAACACAGTAGGAGAAGGCTTCTTTAAGTTCATCAATGGGCTTCAATCTATCGCGGTGACGCTTCACGAATTCCATATTCGGGCGGCTGTCGGCCTTTCTCACGGTGATCGCCTGTTTGTCAGAAAACCACATTTTATTAAGAACCTGCTGCTGAAAGCGGCTGAACAATTGCTCCACCGGTGAGCCGTGCTCGTAGGCGCGGTGCGGGTAATGCTCGCCGCCATTTGAGGTCACCAGTTTATCGTACAGATCCTGCATGATCGTGGTCTTGTGACCAGACTGGTTGTCATAGGTTATAAGGGCGGGCTTTTTGCCAGATTCCTGCATTGCCATCTTGAAAGCGGCGAAGTGGTGCGCATGGTTCTCATGCTCTGTGGTGAAGTGCCAGCCAAGGATCTTCTCGCTGTAGATGTCAAAGACCACATCTATCTTGATATCTGCGCCCATGTGGGTGGGGCTGTCCTCTTTGTAATGGATCCAGTCCAACTTGGTACCGTCAATGCCCAGGTAGGCATTCGGGAACCAGTCGCTCTTGTCACGGGTGACTTTATGTCCGTATTTACGTACGTACTCATCCTTACCATGACGGCCAAGGGTGATGTACTTGTCATGCTCTGGGCGGTTGAGGAACTTGTATATCCCGTCCTCGGTAAGCGCTGGCCAGTTTTTAGCCTTGCGTACCGCCATATATTCGGTAAACACATCCTGAATGTAGGGTTTATGGGGGAGCGCATATTTGGCCAGTAGGAAGTCTGCAATGATGCCCTTGATTTTTTTAGTATTGTCATTACCGGTGCCGCCGTGGATCAGGCTGGCGTAACCTTCCTCTTTATAGACATTGTATTTGCGCTGAAGTGATACGGGGTTGGAAGGTAGTTTGTGTGGGTATTTGGCGTTACCGTTGGGCAACGTGATCGTTTTGAGATCGCCGATAATCTTGGCCAGTTCTTTTTTTGCGTTGCCCTTGCTGAAATTACTGTTACGTGACGATTTCATTTCGATATCCTCCAGCAGCTCGCCGTACAGGTTGAGAATCTGGGCTTCCACATAGTAGCGCAGGAGCTTCTCTTCGGAAATACTAGCTTTCTCAAAGAAAACGGAAGCTTCTGAATCGCTGTCCATACGGTGGATGAAGGTTTCAACATCATCCTTGCGGTAGGGATCGCCAAATGCTTTCTTGATACTCTTGATGAAATTCTCTGGGATAGAGGACCAGGCAATAAGACCGATGCGGCCATTACCGGCGGTGCGCAGGCGGCGTAGTTTTTTGCGCTGGCACCATTTCTGAAACTGTGCGTAGGTAAGAAGGGAAAGTTCAATGAACACATCCTGATTCACGCCAAGCTGGGTACCGTTGTAGTACTCGTATATGTCTGTGGCGTTGCTCATGATAGGTCAGCTATTTTTTTAACCATCTTGCTTTTTCTGTTCTCGAAGAAAAGTTTAACAGCTTGAGCGACAGCGGGGTTATTGCTCTCATGACGAAACCATCGATATGCTGTCCTGTACTCAACACCAGACAATTCTGCTATTTTAGGTAGGTCACCGTATTTAAGTTGCCTTTTGTAGAAATCCCTGTTATTTGTGATGCTCTGCTCTGTCATTTTGTGTACGTTTGTTCAACTGTGTACAAATATATACACACATTGTGAAAGAAACAAAAGAAAATACACAAAATGTGAAAATTATTTTGTCGCGGCTGAAAGAAGCGGCAGGATTGACCACAGATACATCTCTTGCGGAGGCACTGCAAGTGGCACCTGCCACTTTGGGCAACTGGAAGAAGAGGGATACTTTGGATTATCCGAAAATATTCACATTTTGTGAATCGGTAGGACTTTCATTAGATAGGGTAATATTTGGAAATGAGCAAATGGAAAGAAATAATTTTGCGCATGAGCCCAGTGCCGTATTTGAGACTCGTAATAAGGCACAGAATATTGAGCGGCTCTTAATAGAACTGCTTACTGAAAAGGTCAAGAAAAGTTTTGAGTCCGAATTTCAGGCCATGCAACGACAAATTGATGAGTTGTCAGGCAAGAAAATTGAAAAAGCAATAGGCAAGCTTGATGCAGCCATTGACCGGAAAACCCCTAAAGAGAAAAAAGACTAAGGATCAGTGCAAATTTCAGCTAGGACTTCTTTTGCCTGCGAGCTGATGCGCCTGGCTTCTTTAATTGTGATTTCATCTGTATTTAATTCCATAGTGGTATTCTCCACTAGGTGGAGAAGGATTAGTAGGTCGTTCATTGTATTTAGTTTGTGAGATAAACTATGTACGTGAAAAATCGTGCCATTGGTTCTTGTAAACCTGTTAAAATGCGCACTTCAACCCGAATAATCAGCACTTGCACGGAAGAAAAACGGCCTTAAATTATTTAATAGTCTGCCCTTCAATACTTTAAGCCTTTTTGTATCTATTAAATAAGGGTATTAACCCCCCTCTTATCGGCGCTTTTTATGGCTTATAGCCTATTTATAAGGCGTTTCAATAGGTTGTAAACGTGTGTTTTCGCTGTTTTCTGTCCATCCTACTGTCCACCCTACTGTCCACCCTTACAGATTTACGGGCTTAATTCACCTAACGTGTTGGTATAAGTCATAGAATGCGATTTTAAATGTGATAGGCAATTATGCACTGATTAAAAAGCATTCAAACCCCCATTAAAGCCCGTTTTAGCCCTATATTTGCTATGATCTTAAAGTAGTCAGGTATAATCGGTCTATTTGAAATGGTGAGCTTAAACCAGCATTAAACTAAAATTAAACCTTTTTACTATTCGTTTAATTTACGGTTTAAGCATAAAAAAAGCCCGCACCTCGCATGGTTACGGACTTTTCGCCCTTTTTAATCGACCTTTTTATGCTGTACTATTTGTTTTACCCCCTATATCTCAGGACAGCACGCAGGTAAATACAGAA